TGTCCATCGGCAGGTATCGGATACTCTTCTTCATCTACGTCTATGGTAATGAACAGTTTAACTCTCGCCATCAGCCAACACCTCTTCTCGTAGTCTTTCTAAATACCAGTCTGCCTTATCTAAATCTTCTATTGGTTTAGACTTGTAGTCGAATCGCCATAGATATTTCATAATATTACCTTGAAGATAATACTTAAAGTTAGGCCCAAGTGCAGCTTGTATTGCTACAATACACTCAATGCCAGATTGATTATAATGTGGTGGACTGTTGACCATATCAACATTGCCCCAAGCTACTTTACCTGCTTTTTCTGCTTCTTCCATCTTTTTCATAAATGAATCGTGTCTCATGCTGAACCTCCAGTCTTTGTGTTAAAGTTAAGGTGTATTACGTTGCCATCATAGGTTTTCTCCACACCCATTTCTTCTTCTAGTTCTACAGTAATATCCATCTCGTTGTCAATAACATTTAATACATATTCGTGTACAATATTACGAAGTTCTGGCACTTCTTCCATGACAGGTACAGAGGCACACATCATTTTAGAAAAATGCATAAGCTGCCCGTAGTCATCATCATCTAATGGATTTTCTGGAAATGCCATTATAGATATATCTACTTCACCACTCCATTTACCATCATCATCTGCAAAAGGTCTGATGCGTATAACAAAGTCTTCATCTTCTATTTGTTTCTTTAAGTGTTCTATATCCATAAGCTATCTCCTTTTTACTTTAGTGCCACTAAACTTTATAAACTTTGGGTGCTTATTCTTACCCTTTTCTTTTAGCCAATCTTCCGGGATTATGCGATCATAATATCTAAACCCATGCTTAATGCACCAGTCTGCATATGATGACTTAGCCCCTTTACTTAGTTTAGCTTTACTATTCGTAAACACAAACCGAATATCCAGTTTGGGATGTTGTTTCTTTATGGCTATATGTTTGCGTCTATCCGCTGCCATGAACCTGCCCTTTGTTTCAATTATAATACCGTTATCTAAAACAAAGTCTGGTGTATAGGTACGGTAGGCTAGGTCTTCCCATTCAATTTTAATACACTCGTAGTCGTACTTGACCTTGTGTGTATCAAGATAAATCGAAATGTTATGCTCTAGCCCACTACGATACCCATGTTTTATTGCCATTCGTCTTGCTTTATGCAGCAATGACATCTCCAATGTATGAAGTGATAGGCGGGTTCTTAGCTTGCGATTTTACCGCTGCCCTTTCCGTCAAATCACTCCAACAATCAAACCGATAAGAGCAAAACTTGCAACTAGGATTAAGTACTTGATTGCCTGTCTCTTTTCCTCTAAACTTTTCTGGTATTGGTTGAAAACACTTTTCAAATTTATTCTCCTTTACTGTCTTTACTGTATCCTCAATCTTCTTAACCTCTTCATTAAGGTCAAGACCTGTAGCTGGCACATACTTGAACGCACCATTAGCTTTGTTCACTACCCACCAACCACCGACTTTCTTGCCAGATGCCTTTGCATAGCCAGCTAACTGCCCTATGTATCCGAAACCATCACCACTGGCAACTGGCAAGGGTATCGTAGGATTCAAATTTGTTTCTATATGACCAGTCGGAAGCTGATTTAATATCATCGACAGCATCGTTAATGACAATATCATATGACCCATTAATAGTAGTATCCCCGCAGTCAAGGCTAACCTTTTCACTGTCTTCATACCTCACTCCCGCTTCTTTAAGCACTCCCTTGAAGACAGCTTCAACGATGTCTCCAAGCATCATGTTCATCATAAAAGTATTTGGAAATGGCAAGGCTGCTTCTGGTTTATTCTTTTCGTACCAGAGTTGGCAAGTGGGACGACCCACATTAGACATACGTATTCTGAAATCGCCCCTCTTTTTACCACTACCAAACTGTCTGCGCATTGCATCAGCAACATCATTAGCTACTTGCTGAATGGTGTCCTCAGAGATAGTGCTGTCACCTTTGACAGCATTCTCCATGTACTGATGCAATGCTAGTTCAGCAGGATGATTCATTATGCTGCATCCTCATCATCTAACTCAATGTCTACAAGGCCATCAACTACATCAATGTCATCGTCTTCCATACGTGAGTTAGCTTTCTCTGCCCACTGGTTGATGATATAACTGTTGTAGTTATCAATCCAAGCCATGAAGTCACCAAACAAAACCTGATCTTCTTGGGTCAGATCAATAGTATTGGATACATCAAGGGATGCCACAGGCACGTAGTAAGATGCGCCAGTTGGTATCTTACGCTCTGCTGTATTAGCAGAGATGATGTGTTGAGGTGGCAACCGCTGCATCTTAGCCAATGAAGCAAAGCTGTTTCCAATCTCCTTGAAAGCATCACGGTTATCAATCTCCCAAATAAAAGGCGTAGGTTCAACATCTACTTTCTCTCCTTTATCATCGGTAGGATTAACCAACTCAACAACACCCTGTACAACACGTACACGTTTGATCTGCTTAATTAAGTCCTGCATCTTCTCAGGCAATGCCTTAAAGTCTTTGATGTAACCAGCAGGTTTACCACAGTTAAAGCCACCATCATTATCTTTCAGATCAGATTCCATCTTGCTGTCATCCGTCATCAAACTCTTGATGAAACGATTAGGTGTCTTAGCATCACCCATAACATAACGCTTATACATGAAGCGTTGTAGGAATGGACGCATCTTAATACCAGAGGCATAGTAAGTCGGGCCATCTGGAATCTCTAGCTTATATGCTCCACCCTCAATTACTTCTACGTTAACATTCTTGCCGTTAACTTCTGCAGTACCCATGATGGGTGAGTGATGGATGCGTAGCCTAGCCAACTGACTAGACTTAGACGATCCTGTAGTCTCGTTTGCAGTACCCATAGCTTTTGCCATAGCTGCATAGTTGTTAGTGTCGATTGTAGTTAATTGTGTCATACATTTCTCCTTTGTTTTCTGCGAATGAGCCATAGTTATATCACGCCACGTCTTTAGTGTCAAGCCAATTCGGGCCGATTTTTGACTCTAAAAGTAGAGGAACATTAAAATTTATTCCCCATCGTGTCGTTATCAGTTGAGGTAATTCCTCATTAGTGCTGTTTATGATATTGATTACCTGATCTTCTTCGTCAGGATGTACATCAATAACAATACTGTCGTGTACCGTATTCACTATGCAAGAATTTTTACCCTGCAAAAGATGTTCTATGTGCAATAAACACAGCGGTACTATATCACCTGTAGCAAATCCCTGCACAGGATAGTTCTTTATCTGTGTAAAGTGCGACACCCTGCCACTAGCACGTCTTTCAACATCAGGAAAAGAATACTCACGTCCTGATGGTGCGACTATTTTAGAGGTAGTCAAAGCCTCTTTAGCCAGTCGGGAATGCCAAGCTGCGACACCTTTGTACTTTTCTGTGAAGTGTTCGTAGTATGCCGCTTCTGCTTTTGTTCTGCCGTATCCCGTTGCGCCGTAGAGTGGAGCAAACGTATGCGCCTTCGCATCCTGCCTACTCGTAGGCTGACCAGCATCACTAATAACTTTAGCGGTGTATGCGTGTACATCAAATCCAGTAGATACTTCTTCAATTGCAACCTCGTCTTGTGATAGGTAAGCGGCAGCGCGAAACTCTAGCTGCGCAAAGTCAGCCTCAAGTATCTTACCACCATCAAATCGTGACACAAACACTTTCTTAACAGGAAACGTGCCGCCACGTGGCATGTTCTGCATATTAGGATTAGCACCCGACAGTCTACCTGTAGCTGTACGATGCTGCAGTAAGCTAACGTGTAGCATACCGTCTTGTTTGGTGTATGTCTTGATGCCATCAACAAATGATGACAGGTAGGTATCAATAGCAGATAGTCTTCGTACCTTATACAAGAAGTCTACTGCATCATCCATACCTTTAGACTTAGCACCTGCCTCAAGCAACTCAAGGTTGCCCTTGCTTGTAGTAAAGCCATTGGCACTAGCCCACTTAGCTGTAGGTGGCTTGAACTTAAAGCCAGCCTGTACGTCAGTAGGATTGAACAAGAAGCCAGCAGTGTCACAAGTAGGACACTTGCTAGGCTTTGCGAATGGATCACCATTCTTCTTGGTCTTGCGTATGTAGCCACTACCGTTACACGTGGAACACTGGACTGCATTAGTCCTGTACAGTCTTTGTGTACGTGTAGCAACCATCTGTCTGAACTCATCGTCTGGCATGTAAGGATCAACCATAGATGCCCAATCACTCTTGTCAATAACCTTACGACCATAGATAACCCAAGACAATTGCTCTGGACTGTTAAGGTTGATAGGTGTATCACCCATTACCTTACGTACATGAGCCTGTAAGTCCGTAGTA